TTTGATAAATTATATAAACAAGATACAAGTAAGAAGCATGAACATAGTTCTAACATTATGTGGGCACTTGCTTTTTGTTTACGTAAAGAATCTCCTATGTATAATTTACCAAATAAATGGGAATTAGCTGCTAAAGATATAGTTTTAGAAGACAAAATGAATTGGGATAAATATGAGGATGAAATATTGGCTTTTAAACAGTCTTTCATGACTCAGGCTGAACGATCTCTCCTAGCATGGGAAGAACTAATGTTTAAAAGGGATAAGTACCTTAAAGCTCAGGAATATTACTTTGATCAATATATGACTGATGATAATGGAGATAATGTAACAAGTAAAACAGGTCAATTTATTACAGTTAAGGGTACTGCGGATCAATTAGACAGAGCTTTTTCTACTACTCCTAAAATGTATTCTGATTATTATAAGATAAAAAAGGAGATAGATGATGATGAGGTTAAAAGAGGAAGAGGTAATAAGATTAAATCAATGAGTGACTCTAATGAAATATAATGGATAAAAAACAAGTAGATAGATTTATAAGACAAGTGTCTTTAGATATTAAGGCAATTAAGTTTGAGGATGATGGTGAATATATTAAGATGAGTATTGGTAATTTCTTTTTAAAAAGGAAGATTACAGATGACTACGATTATGATGTAAAGAAACTATTTGAAGACTTTATAAGAAATACAACCGCATATTACACTAATGTTTTCTGGGAGATATGATAAACAACGATAATTTTATAGTAAAAGAAATTCCTACTTTTCATGCGATATCTCAAAAATATGATAGAACTGCATTTTGGAAATCTGAAAAACGTAAATGTCTTGAAGGCATGTGGTTTGGGGGTAAGTGGTGTCCAGGTATATTATATTTCTTCGTTAATTACTTTACTATAAGGTTTGAGATAGAAGATGGTAGTGCTGGAAGAAAGGTTGGTAGACCATTCTTTAGAGACATTGAATGGGAACGTGCGTATATAGTCGAAGAGGCGGATGGATTTTCTGGGTTCTCAGGAGATACTCTTTATACTTGTGATAGAAAATATGGGCCAGAAAAAGATAAAGCTCTTAAATTTGGATGGATAACCGAAGATGAATTAAAATCAAAGATATATATTCCAGCAAGAGAGTATATGCGAAAGATACATCCTACTAATCTAGGAAGACCACTATATAGAAATTCTGCAAAAAATATTTTACAATTAACTAGTAGGGGCACTGGAAAATCATATTTTGCTGCATGTCAAATACTCCATAATTTTCTTTTTGACGGGTCTACTAATTATGATGCATATTTAGAAAGTAAAAATACACAATCCCCATTAAATTCAGACACTGTTGTTGGAGCTATAGAAAGTAAATATAGTGATGATCTGCTTAAAAAAGTAAAAGTAGCAATGGAGATGTTGCCTGATAGACAGGTAATAAATAATGAAGTATATCCTTCTCCATTGTGGGTTAATTCTAGTGGATCATTGTCATCTGGAAAAGCCTTAGTTTCAACTACTGGTTCTGTAATAAACGTAAGAAGTTTTTCTGAAGATCCACTAGCTGCTAATGGTACGAGACCCAATAAGGCATTTTTAGAGGAATGTTTTGCTAAAGGTACACATGTTAGAATGGCAAATTTAAGTATTAAAAATATTGAAGATATTATAGTTGGGGATGCGATATTAGGGATAGATGGTAATCCTAAATATGTTAGTAAAACTACTACTGGGATATCTAATATGTATAAAATCAATCAAAAAAGAGGGATAGATTACATTGTTAGTGGAAATCATTTATTATATTTAGAACAAAGAAGTAAGGTTGGATTGAAGGATGATGGAATAAAATTAATAGCAGCTAAAGATTTTAACACCGATGAATTAGGAAAATACAGAATAAGAACTACTTATGGTAAAAAATCTGGATTGATAAATTTTAATAATAACAAAGAATTAAAACTCGATCCTTATTATCTTGGTATCTGGCTAGGGGATGGCATATCTGCAGGGCAGGGAGTTGTTGTAAACATTACTAGAGATTACGAGATAAATGAATATTTAAAAGAATTGTGTATTCGACTAGATCTTTCATATAACTTTAGAAAAGCCACTACAATAGAAAACGATAATGTTATAATAGTTTGTCCAACTAAAAAAATAGGTTCTGGAAAAACCAATTTGTTACGACAAGATTTACAGTATTATAACTTAATAAATAACAAACATATTCCTAAAGATTATTTAACATCATCTGAATTAGATAGACTCGAATTACTAGCTGGGATAATAGATACCGATGGTAGTCTTGGGTATAATACTACTAAAACGTCTCATTCATACGAAATATGTGTACATGATAGAAACGAGTTAAAAAACAATATTGTTTTCTTAGCTAATAGTCTTGGATTTGATGTTAGTGTTTGTTCTAGTATAAGCACTAAGGGTTACAACAAAAAACCAATTCCTCCTATTATGAAATATAGAATACTAATAAAAGGAGAGATATGGAGAATACCAGTTAAGGTAAAAAGAAAAAAACAAAATAAATGGATAAAAACAAATGCAGTAAATAGTTCTCCAATATCTGTTGAAAATATTGGTATTGGGAAATATTATGGATTTACATTAATTGGAACCAGTGATATTGATCATTTATTTATGCTTGAGGATAATACAATTGTCCATAACTGCGGGTTTATGAATAATTTTATAGAAGTAATAGGAGCAATAGAATCCACACAAGCATCATCGGATTATAAAAATTTAGTAATCCACGCATTAGGAACTGGAGGACTTAGTGTACATGGTGCTGTCATTTATACAAAAGAAGTATTTTATAATCCAGAAGAATTTAACTTTCTTTCTTTTGATGATATTTGGGAAAATAAAGGAAAAATTGGATTTTTTATTCCTGGAACTCAGGGAATAAACAAATTTAAAAAGGGGCCAAATTTTATTACTGATGAAGTAAATGCTAAATTATACATAGAGGAAGAAATAAATAAGGCTAAAGCGTCTGGAAATAGACGTAGATATATGGCTGAGATTATCAATAAACCTCTTAAACCATCAGATATATTTCTAACAGTTGAAGGTAATTTCTTTCCAATTGATGATATCAGAGAACATTTAGCAAGTATTGAAAATAATAAACGTATTTTAGAGGCAAGTTGGAAAGTTGAATTTTACATTAAAGACGGAAAGGTAGAATGGAATGTTTCTAATAAACCTGTATTAAGAGAGTTTCCCCATAGGAGAGGAGATACATTAGATACGGCAATAGAAATATGGGAGTTACCAAAAACAGATTCTTCTGGGAAACCTCCATATGGAAGATATTTAGCTTCTCTTGACCCAGTTGATAATGATGGCGGAGATGATACAGAACATTCATTATTATCTGGATTTATATTAGATAGTTGGACAGATAGAATTGTTGTAGAATATTCAGGTAGAACTAAACTTGTGGATGAATTTTATGAACAATGGCGAAGATGTCTTGTTTTTTATAATGCTATATGTAATTATGAAAGAAACTTAAAGGGATTTTATCCCCATATGAAAAAGAATACATCATTACATTATCTTTGTGATCAACCAGAAATACTTAGTGAAAAGGGTTTGGCAACAAGAAATGGTGCAGCAGTTGGTAATCAAATTAAGGGAACACATTGTACTATCCCAATTATAAACTGGGGATTAGAGTTGTTATTAACCTATATAAATAATAAGGCATATGAACAAGGGGATATAGTACAGGATGAAAATACAGATGAGGCAATATATATAAGAAATTTATCTACTATTAGATCTCCTGCAGTATTACAAGAAATGTTAGCCTATAATAGTGAAGTAAATGTGGATAGAATATCTTCATTAATACTGTTAATGATACTTAGGGAAGATAGAATAATGTTATCTAAAAATGCTTTTAATAAGAAAGTTGAAGTAGTTACTACTAATAAGTTTTGGGATAAGGCTTATAAGAGATCTCCAAATCATTATTTTAATCCATATGGTAATAAAAATTAATAGTTATAATACAATTAAAGTATATAAACTATCCACTTTTTTAGCAGATTATTTTTTTATTACAATCTTTATTATTATTTTTGCGTAAATTTATTTAACATGGATATTTTAGGAGCGTATAATCAAATATTTTTTCCTCAACAAAAAATCTCTACCGACAAAAAGGATGAATCATTTTATAAAAAATGTATAGACTCCTGTGAGACAATGCTTTACTATAGAAGTGGGTTGAGTCGTACTAAACAAATAGATATAGAATCCAATTTAAATGTGTATAAAGGAATAGCTATTCCAGATGACATGGAAAAAATGTTTAATCCTATGGATTTAGAAGGCATTACATTCCCATCTGAGACACGTAATTATCCTATATGTGCACCGAAAATTGATTTGTTAGTAGGAGAGGAATGGATGAGAAGAGATTCGTGGATGATTCGTAGTATGAATGAATCTGCAATTTCTAGTAAACAAGATCAGCAACAGGAAATGCTAATGCAACTTGCACAGCAAGAAGTTACAAATCCAGAGTATTCTGAAGAAAAGACTCAAAAGAATATCCAGAAATTAGGTAAGTATTTAAAATATAATTGGAAGGATAGCAATGAGTTAACTGCATCTAGATTACTTAGTTACATTTATAAGGAACAAAATCTCAAGAAAAAATTTAATGATGGTATGGTTGACCATCTTGTAACTAGTAGAGAAATATATAGAATAGATGAAGTTAATGGCGAAGTCATAGTTGAAAAATGCGATCCTAGACAGATACATACTCTTGGTTATACAAATGATTTCAAGATAGAAGATGCTGATATTATTATTCAAATACATTATCTTCCTGTAGGAAAAGTAATTGATGAATTTTATGATTTTCTTTCAGATGATGATATTAAATATCTAGAAGGCGGTATTGCTGTCAAGAAAGATGAAGGGGTATTAAATTATAGTTATGTTAATCCTAGACTATATTTTCCAGTTAATTTATCAGACGATGATCCTAGATTACTTGAAGTAGACAACGAAATGTCTAATTATGGGTATGTTGGGCCATTTGATGATAAAGGAAATATTCGTGTTGTTAGAACTAGATGGAGAGGTAGAAGAAAACTTGGAAAGCGTACATATTTTGATGAATATGGGGATGAACAAATAGATTGGGTTTCTGAAAATTATAAACCAGATCCAGAAAAAGGCGAGACAGTTAAATGGAAATGGGTAAATGAAGCATACGAAGGTGTTAAATTAGCAGGTAGAATATATGTTAAATATGGCCCACGTAAATTTCAATTAAGACATATAAACAATAAATCTAGATGTGATTTAGGATTTATTGGTACAGATTGTGGTATTTCTATGATGAGTAGAATGAAACCATTTCAATTTGCATATAATGTATACATGCGTAGATTAGAATTATTATGTGCTAGATTTGGTGGCCCAATTATAGAACTTGATACATCAAAGATTCCCGATGATTGGGAACTTGATAAATGGATGTATTATCTTCATGTACTTGGATATATGATTGTAGATCCATTTAATGAAGGTAAAAAAGGTGCTGCACAAGGTAAATTAGCTGGTAATTTTAATACTACAGGCAAGGCTATATCCCCAGATATAGGTAGCTATATCCAACAGAATATTGCCATGTTGCAATATATTGAAACACAGTTAGGTACTATAGCTGGTGTGACTAAACAAAGAGAAGGGCAAGTCGACAATAGAGAAACTGCTAGTGGCGTTGAAAGGGCTGTAACACAGTCATCTCATATTACTGAGAGATGGTTTAGTATTCACGAAGATACAAAACGTAGAGTATTACAAGCTTGTATAGATGTAGCTAAACAAACTTATAAAGGTAAAAATGTAAAAGCTGATTTTATTTTAGATGATATGTCTAGAGTAATGTTAGATTTTAATGGGGATGATCTTGCATATACAGATTTTGATATATTTGTAAGTTCTTCTGCAGAAGATATGAAGATCAGACAGACTATTGAAAGTCTTGCACAAGCAATGGTTCAGAATGGTTCTCCTGCATCTGTTTTAGTTAATGCTATTAAATCTGATAGTATTGCTGAAATGACAAGATTACTTGAAGAAGCAGAAACTACAAATGCTGAAGCACAACAGGCGCAAGAAGATAAAAAGTTGCAATCTGCCCAAATAATACAAAAAATGTTAATGGATGATAAAGAGGCAGATAGAGAAATGAAAAAATATGAAGTAGATATGCAATGGCAAATTGCTGTTTTACAGGCAGAAACTAAAGGTGGTGAAGCAGAGTTAATGTTAAAAATAAAGGAACATGAAAATAAAGTTGCCTTAGAGCATTCTAAACTTGAAGAAACAAGACGAAGTAATCAAGCAAAAGAAGAAGAAAGTACAAGGCATAATATTGAAACGGAGAAGAAATCTAAACAAACAACTAAAGCGTAAATTATGACATTAGAAGAGATTGTAAAATTTTTGAAAGACAAACCTTATGCTAAAGAAATGGGCGCAGGTAAATTGTCTAAATGGTTTAATTGTGATAGAGAAACAGTTTATAAAGCAAAAGAAATAATTAGACAAGCAGATGTAAAAAAAATTAAAAAGCCAAAGTTGTTATTTTTAGATATTGAGACAAGTCCCTTAAAATCATATACTTGGCGATTATGGAAACAAGATATACCAACAGCAGCTATTATTTCAGATTGGTGGATGATTTCCTGGTCAGCTAAATGGGCCGGTGAAGAGGGTGTATTTTCACAAGCAGTTACAAGTAAGGAAGCATTACAAGAAGATGATAGTAGAATTGTTCATACATTATGGCATTTATTAAATCAAGCTTCAATAGTCTGTACTCATAACGGGGAAAAATTTGATATACCTAAAATAAGATCTAGATTTTTAATACACGGGTTACCACCAACTAGACCATATTTACAAATAGATACTCTCAAAGTAGTTAAAAAGGAATTTGGTTTTTCTAGTAATAAATTAGATTATATTGCTCAGGTATTAGGTTTGCCTGGTAAACTTCCAACAGGATTAGATCTATGGATCAAATGTATGGAAGGAGATTCCGCAGCATTAAAAGTAATGGAGGAATATAATCGTAATGATGTGATTGTTTTAGAAAATGTATACATGTTGTTGAGACCATTTGTGAAAACACACCCAAATTTTAATCTTTGGAGTGAAACAAATGATCCGGTATGTCCTCATTGTGGTAGTAAAAATATTGTTCCTGAAACTGGAGGATATTATACTCAAACAGCTCAATATGATTTACACAAATGTTTAGATTGTGGAGCGATTTCTAGAGAAAGGAAAACTGTTGTACCAAAAGAAAAAACATTATTAGTAAGCATTCCTGGTCGATAATTATTAAGTAAAGTGTATAAAGAATCAAAATTTTTGCCAAAACATTTGGAACTTATTAAATTAATAAATATATTTGCAAAATTAATGGAGAAATATTATGGAGAAGAGAGAAGGATTATTTGATGTTAGTCTGGACAGTATGTTAAATTTTACACCTATTGAGGTGAATGCTGCATCAGATATAGAATTTCCTGGGGAAACAATACGATCAGGAAATGAAAAGGATAAAGAAAAAGAAGAGGCTGATAAAAAAGCCAAAGAAGAGATAGATAAGAGTCTGATTGATTTAGATTCTACAAAGGAAAATGGTAATGAAGATAATGAAGAGGAAGGGGAAGAAGAGAATGAAGATATTTCGGAAGAACCCTCGTCTAACACAAAACCTCCTCTAGAAAGCAAAAAGCAAAAAAATTCTTCTCCATTGACTCCGTATGCTCAATTGCTTGTTGACGAGGGCGTTCTTCCAAATTTAGATATTAAGAAATTTGATGGTAGTGCAGATAGTCTTAAAGAGGCTATGGTAGAAGAGATAATTGGAGCCGTAGATTTATATAAGGACTCATTACCAGAAAAGATTAAACATTTGATTAATAACTATGAAGAAGGTATTCCTTTAGAAAAGTTATTAGAACTCGATAAAATTGAGACAGATGTTGAAAAAGTAACAGATGAAAAACTAGAAGAAGATGTATCTTTACAGAAACAATTAGTTACTGAATACTTAAAGAAAACAACTAAGTTTTCTGAAGCAAAAATTAGTAAAGTTGTAGATGGATATGAAGATTCTGGTGAACTTGAAGAAGAAGCGAAGTCTTCTCTAGCAGAGTTAAAAACATTTGTTACGACAGAAAAGAAAAAGGAATTAGCAAATGTAGAAAAACAAAAAGCTGATGTTAATGCACAGAGACAAAAAGATTTAGTTGCATTACAGGAGAAGGTTAAAACTACAGAAGAAATAATTCCAGGTATCAAATTGAACGATAAAATTAGGCAGAATTTATTTGCTGCTATGACTACCGCAGTTGGATACGATCAAGCAGGTAGACCTGTGAATAAGATAGTTGCAGCAAGACAGGAAAATCCTGTTGAATTTGAAATAAAGTTGCATTATTTATTTGAGATAACAAAAGGATTTACGGATTTTAGTAAACTAGCAGAAAAAGGAAAAAAAGATGCTAGTAAATCATTTGAAGAAGCAGTAGATAATTTAGATAAAAATGAAACATTTAGGGAGTCTACTACATCTACTACAAGTAAAAAATCGGCTGATTTTCTTAAATCATTAACAAAAACTTACAACCTCTAATACCTATTTAATACTATATAAAAATGAAAGTTTTTCCAAATCAAGTTTATGAACCCAAAGATTTCTCTGGCTTGGTTACTGAGAATAACCTAGGGCAACTCTTCCAAGAGAAGCCTATTCAGATATCACAATATATCGAAAGGTTATACGAAGTAAATCTTGCAGATGATATGCTTACTCTTTTGAACAAATATCCGACATTTGAAATCGAGGATGATAGAGAGTATGAATGGATGTTACAGGGATCAGATGAAAAAAACATTGCTCTTACTGCTGCTTATATCAAGTCAGCTGCTCCTGCATTACAGGCAGTTGCTGCTACTGATCAGGTAGGTAAGAATGGTGGAGTTTTCTATCTATTGTTTCCTGAAAAATTATTTTTCATTACTAACGTAATCGTTGGTAATAAACCAGATCTTTATAAAGTCAGAATTCGTAAAGAAGGTGAGTCTTATGGGACTGGCTTCTTATATGAATGTGAATTATTTACTGGTAACCCAGATGCTTATATTCCTTATGATGAATTGATCGCTGGTACTCTTTGGAGTGTAGAATATTCAATTAGTGAACAGACTCTGTCAAAAGATGCTTCTGACATTAGCTTTACTTCTCCATTCAAAATGAGCAATAGGCTTTCAATGCTTAGGAAGAAACATACTGTTCCTGGTAATATGATTCTTAAAGGTGCTAACAATCCTCTTGCATTTACATTTGCAGACCAGGATGGTGTACAGCATACTAGTTGGCTTAATAAATTAGACTGGGAATTTATGAAATCATTCCGTAGAGAGAAAGCTAGGCTTTTGTTTTATGGAACAGGTAATAAAACAGCTGATGGTAACTACAATCAGTTTGGATCGTCTGGATTTGAAATCAAAGCTGGTCTTGGACTTCGTGAACAGATAGCTCCTGCAAATACGTTTTATTATAATACGTTTAATATTCAGAACCTTGTCAAATATGCGCTTGGTCTTTCAGTAGGGAAACTTCCTGAAGATCGTAGGAAATTTGTTATTGGTTCAGGTGAATATGGACTGTCAATGGTTAGTTCAGCTATCGAGGCTTATGCTGGTGCTGCTGCCATTACTTATAATAGGGTAGATGCACTGACTGGTGGGCCGAAAGCTCGTTATACAAAACCTCAGTACATTAGTATGGCCGATATCAATGGAATTGAATTTGATTTTATTCATATTCCTGATTATGATAATGAAACCAGAAATAAACTAATGCATCCGGAAGGTGGTACATGGGAATCACGTAGACTTACCATCATGGATTTTGGAACAGCAGGTGCTCATCCAAATATTCAGCAAGTTAGAATTAAAGGTCAGCCGGAGGAACATGGTTATATTCCTGGACTTCGTGATCCATTCTCAACAGGTGGAAAAGGTAAACCAAAAGTAATGGTTACTCCTGTTGATGGATATGAAATTCATAAAGCAGACTGGGTTGGTATAATGGTGCGCAATCCAATGAGGCTCGGCGAGTGGATTCCTGCATGTTTAGCATAGAATTTCTTACCATAATATTTGGAATTGTCATAAATAATACTTATCTTTGTAGTGTGGGAGAATAATCTTTCACACTACATTTTAAAAAGATAAAATTATGGAATTCAAAATTAAAGGAAAGAAAATTACTGACGAAGAAAGAGATTATTTATCTAGGTTAGGATTAAAATGGTGTAGCCGATGTAAACAGTCATTAGAATTTAATAATTTTGGTCTAAGTTCAAAATTAAAAGATGGATATGGTGCAATATGTAAAGAATGCTATAAAAACAAAAGAAAAAACAACTTAGAGTATTATAAACAATTAGATTATGATAGATATTATAAAAACCGTGAAAAATTACTTAAGAAACATGCATCATACGTAGAAAAGAATAGGGAACAAATAAATGAACAAAAAAGAAAACACTATCAAGAAAATAAGGAAAGGCTTCTTAAAATAAGTAAAGAGTATAGACTTAATAATCTTGAAAAAATAAAGAAAAAACAAAAGGAGAGATATCTAAAAAACAAAGATTATATCAGTATAGTCAGTAAAGAATACCGAAAAAAGAATGCAGAAAAATTAAAAGAATACGTTAACAATAGATATAGAAACGATGAGAAATTTAGATTAAGAAAAGTGTGTAGACAATTAGTTAGAAGAATGTTTATATCAATAAATACTAATAAAAATCAAACGACACGAGAAATTTTAGGTTACACTCCAGATGAATTAAAACAACACATTGAAAAACAATTTAAACCAGGTATGAATTGGGATAATTATGGGGAGTGGCACATTGACCATATAATTCCTATTTCAACTGCAAAAAATTTAGAAGAAGGAATAGAATTGTCAAAATTAGAAAACTTACAACCTTTGTGGGCAGAAGAAAATCTCACTAAAGGAAACAAAACAAATTGGGAGAAGATTAATTAATATTAAACGGAGTTAAAATGGAAACAACTTATTTAGAGAATAAAAAAGTATCTGTTAAAATTGTAAATAAATATAGAACTGGGTTTGATAGAAAAAGTGATGGAAGTACATTGTATACAGGATGTAAACAAATATTCCAGTTACCTACGAACCAGTACGATAGATTAATACCAATATTAACAGAAGAAGAACAAAGATGGTTTGAAAATAAAATGGGATTAACTGCAGGAAGTCTTGCATTTAATAACAAAGAAAAAAGTTTTTGGAAAGATTTCAGAGTTACTTTGGATAAAAAAGGTAGAACTCTTGATCTTTTAGATTTAGAAGATAATCTAGCATATAGGGTACTTAAAGTATCTAATAGTGTAGCTAATACTAAAGACATGATTAATGTTTTACAACACATGTTTTATATGGTTACAGAAGAGGAAGAAGAAAGTGCTAATGTTAAATTGGCAGATAGATACGAAGAAGCCTCTAGATTGTTTTTAAATGATGTTAGCAAATCCGATAAGAAGATGGCTAATGTACTTAGACTTTTAGGTAGAACAGTCCCTGTTGAGGCTAATGGTAAGTGGTTAAAAGCTGAATTAGTTAAGATAATTGAACAAAAGGCTAAAGTACCTGGAATGTCTAATATGGATGATTTCATTAGAATTGCTAGTGATAAAGAATTTAATACTAAAGTATTTATTCTAGATGCTATGGAAATAAATGAAATTTCAGTTGAAGGTTCTACA